GGTGGTGGTGGTGCTGGAAGTAGCGCTAATAGCGTTGGTGGTGCAGGCGGCTCAGGTATCGTTATAGTAAGATATGCAATCTAACGAAAGGTCTTATGAAAGACAATATAACAAAGATTAAAGAAACTAAACCAACTCAATGTTTTAGCTATGAGGTTAATATGTTAGTTCATATTATTGCCGATGATGAAACAACTGCTAAAGCCCAGCTTGATGAAAAAGGCGGAATAGTTACAAAGCGAGATGTTAAACTAGTAAATACAGTAACTCTCTACGGAGAAGACAAGGATAAATAATGGCTCATTATGCAAAAGTAGAAGACGGTGTGGTGACTCAAGTTATCGTTGCCGATAATAAAGAATGGTGTGAGGCTAATCTAGGTGGTACTTGGGTTCAGACTTCTTACAACACAATAGGTAATGTAAACAGCCGCGAAGGTGGAGTTGCATTACATAAGAATTACGCAGGTATTGGATACACTTGGGATGGAACAGGCTTTGCAGCCCCACAACCATTCCCATCTTGGACAAAGAACTCAGATACTTATCTGTGGGAAGCACCAGTTGCTATGCCAACTGATGGCGCTAGATATACTTGGGATGAAGCAACAACCTCTTGGGTTGAAGTACCTGCTCTTTAAGCAATAATAATTATTAATGACCCCGCTTCGGCGGGGTTTTCTATTTAAGGAGATCAATGGCATACGGCGATGATATTACCGAAGGCATACCCTACGTATTATCCAACCCTGCTGGTGCTACAAACTATTCAGCTACTGGTGTTAATTATGATATGGCTATTGCCGGTCAACCATTCTTCATTGCAGCATCCGATGATTCACCTTATCGTAGAGTAACTGCTAAGTATCGTAAAGAACAGTATGACCAGACCAGAGAAGCTGGTGAGCAATCACTTACTGGTTGGTGGTTTAGATCTCAATCAACATTTCATCTTGGCGCAGGTATTAAATACTTTGAACCAGCACAGGATGAGTCACTTCGTTTCCAGTATACAGAGTCTAAAGGTGTAGAGGTCTTTACTAAAGGACAAGTTACCCTACTAAATAGCACTGCTAGTTTTCAATCAGCAACAACACCTCAATTGATAGGTGTTAATGATGGCACTAATGACTGTATAGTTTTTTCAGATGCAACTGATATAAAAAAGAAAACATCTGCTGGCGCAGATACCACTTATACTCAAGCAGGTACAGCCTCAACTATCTTTAGTATTACAACCAATGGTAAGCAATACTTCTTTATCAATGGTACCGATATTCATAGAGGTAACCTTGCTGGTACAACCAGTGATACCGAAATTTATGATGCAGCCAGTACAACTCGTGGCACTATTCGCTTTGTTAAGCAACGCCTTATTGCTGCTATTAACAATGCCATCTATGAACTAGATGCTAACAATACTAGCGGTGCTTTACCTACTGCTTTATTTACTCATCCTAATACTTCTTGGGTATGGTCATCCATATCAGAAGGACCTAGTGCTATCTACATATCAGGATATGATCCTAACGGAACATCCTCATCTGTCTTTAAGGTTGCTTTAGATGTAACAACTGCTAACTCATTAGGTTTCCCAACCCTTGAAACACCTACAGTTATTATTGATCTACCAGAGGGTGAGCGCATCAATGACTTTGATGTATACCTTGGTACCTATGCGGTCCTTGCAACTAATAAAGGATTTAGAGTAGGCGTATCAGATGCTAGCGGTAACATCCAGTATGGTCCTTTATTATTTGATCAAGCTGCTTGTAACTCAATAGCCTTTAGAGATCGTTTTGCTTATATTGCAACCACTATTGATGGTGAAGCAGGACTAGTAAAGGTAGATCTATCTGCAACTGTAATAGCTAATAGCCTAGTATTTCCTTGGGCTTGGGATCTAGTAGCAAGTGGTGTCACTGCTGCATCTAGTCAGGTAGCCTTCTTTGGTAATACAGATAGAGCAGCATTTACTTCTGGCAATGTTATCTACGCTGAGTCCACTGGCACTAAGGTAACAAGTGGTTACTTACAAACAGGTTTCATACGATATAACACATTAGAAAATAAATTATTTAAACTTCTTAATCCTAGAATAGATACCACAAATGGTGCTATAACTATTAAGTCTATTGATTATGCAGATACTGAATACAACATAGGTGGTTTTGCACAAGGTGCTGCAACTAGTGAACTAGGTGTACCTTATCCTAACTCAGCGCAAGAGTATCTTGCCTTTAAATTTACTATGTCTAGATCATCTACTGATGCAACTAAGGGTCCACTATTTACTGGATACCAATTAAAGTCTTTACCTGCTGTACCTCGCCAGAGAATAATCCAATACCCTTTATTCTGCTATGACCACGAGAGCGATAACTTAGGTGTTGAGGTGGGCTATGAAGGCTCAGCATATGATCGGTTGAGTCAACTAGAAGCGATAGAAAATGTAGGAGACACCATCAGAGTGGAAGACTTTAGAACTGGTGAGTCATACATTGGATTAATTGAAGAGCTTGACTTTATAAACAGAACCCCTAGTGATAGAAGATTTTCTGGATACGGTGGAATGTTAATCGCTACTATTAGATTGATATGATAATATGACACCGAACGAATGGGCAGGAATAGCAGTAGCGGTAACTACATTAGTAGGAACACTAGCTGTAACGGTCAGACACCTTGTAAAGCATTACCTATCCGAACTTCGCCCCAATGGAGGCTCAAGTGTCAAGGACCAGGTCAATCGGCTAGAGGAAAAAGTGGAATTTTTAACTGACTTAGTATTGCAGGTATTAAAGAAATAAATGCCAGAGTTAAACGCTAATATCCCACCAATAGATTGTTATGTAAGAGGTAACTTTCTACGCAATCAGCAGGATAGCCACGATAAGTACTTCCCCTGTGTAATCTTTGGAGTGAGTAGCGTACAAAATAGAAGTCCACTATTTCATTTTATGATGGAAGATGGTGGCCTGTGGTGGCGTATGCCTATCAATGCCTTCTGTAAGAAGCCAGGTGTACCTGAAGAAAGTTTATATAACCTAGTATTGTGGAACTCTTTTAGTCCATACATAACAGCTACCAAGTTTAGTAACCTAGTAAACCTAAGCCTTCATTATGTGGACAGGAATAAGACTAAGGTAAATGGTAAGTATTTATTTACCCTTGACTGGCACAATCCAGACTCTAATAGATTAGATGATGGATACTCAGAGACCCCTGATGAACACAAGTGCGGTCACGTTATAGAGCGAGATGATGGCAACTTTGCTATCCAACCTAACAATAGAATATTTGTTTTTGAACCATCATATACAACTAAGTATGGAGACCCATTAATCCACAGGATTATTAATGATCGCAAGTGGGATGTTGAAGATAAGAAGAAATGGGTTACGGAGGATTCTAATGCCTTCCACTATGATATAGAGACAAAGAAAGAAAATGAATGAGATTAAAAAAGTTTATAGCATCCTTATTAATTGGAGCAAGTCTTAGTCTATTAACTAGTTGTGGCTACCAAGGTTGGATGCGTTATCCCTGCCAAGAGTTTGAGAATTGGGAAAAGCCTGAGTGTAATCCGCCTCAGTGCCTAGCAACAGGACAATGCACTAAAGATATGTTACCAGAAGGGTATAACGGTGAGACAAAAACTAAGCCCTGAAGAGTTACACGCTAGATTAATAGTTGCTATCGGAATTATTCTAGCAATTGTATTTGCTGGTTCAGTATTTTCTTTACTGTATGCGTTCTTATTTATTACACAACCTTTAGGTGAACAAGCACCAAATGATAAAGCTGCTATTGATTTAGTATCAACCCTGTGTGTGTTCCTTACTGGAACTCTTGCAGGAATCGTATCTGCCAATGGGCTAAAGAGTAAGAAAAGAGATGAGGATGACAAATGAAACTACTTGCAAAGAGGGCAACTCCTGCTGCAATAGCTGTGCTACGCCAAGCAACAGCCTTATATCCGAAGCGCAAGAAGCTGTCAGACGGGCTATTGCCTTCATCGGCACACATTAAACAAAGTCCTAACTCAGATCACAATACCGGATTAGCAGTTGATTTAACTCACGATCCTAAAAATGGTGTGGATTGCGTAGAGATATTTGAGAAGTTAAAAGAAGACGCAAGAGTTAAGTACCTAATATTTCAGGGAAAAATCTGGTCTAAAGAAAAGGCTAAAGAGGGTAACCGTACCTATACCGGTAGTAATCAACATAATAAACATTTACATATTTCTATTAACGATGGGTCAGCAAATGACACATCACCTTGGTTCTGGTGGATGAATCAACCTAAGACAATCAATACTTTGATTGCCTCGGTTATGACTACACCAGCAAAGAAAGCATATAAAGTCCCAGTATGTACCTGTTGCAAGGTGCATAGCAAGATAAAATAGAAGGAGAGAAAATGAACCCAGCGTTCAAGCAAGCAGCACTAAGTTGGTTCCGAGCAGCAGCCGCAGCAGTAGTTGCGCTGTATATAAGTGGAGTCACAGATCCTAAGCAATTAGGTTCAGCAGCATTAGCAGGTCTAGCAGGACCATTATTGAAGTGGCTAGATCCATCAGCTACAGAATTTGGTAGAGGCTCTGAGTAATTAACTTTACTGCGAGGCTATACAGAGGCCACCCTTTAAACGGGGTGGCTTCTTTTTTTATGCCTATTTACT